CAACCAGCCCTTCTTTTGGGTCAAACTCCATGTTGTGGTTTGCAAGGAAATCGATGAAACTTTCGCGTAGGGTGCCTGACAACGGCCTTGACAAGTCTTTTTTTGGACCGCCCCTAATTTTTTTTAGGCTCATCAACTTTTCCCGCTTGCGAAAATGTAAAGGTTTGTAATATAGTCCAAATTGTTACAAACGAGCAATAGGAAAAAAGCGATGGCGATATTCGCGAGCGATTCTGGTGGAGGTGATTATCAATATGTGCCGGTTCCGGAGGGCATGCATGATGCAATTTGTTATAAACTTGTGGACGCAGGCACAAACTGGAACGAATATCAGGGCGAAAAGACCAAACAACACTCGGTGTTCATTTGGTGGGAGTTACCAAAGACGCGAACTGAGGACGACCGTCCAATGTCTGTTTTCAAAGAGTACCGGTTGAGTTTGGGTGAAAGGGCGAACCTACGCAGAGATTTGCAGGCTTGGCGCAATAAAATCTTTGAGCCAAAAGAACTTGAAGGTTTCGACTTGACGGCAATAATCGGCGTGTCGTGCAAAATCGGCGTGGGCCGCACCTCTGGCGGTAGAGACAAAGTGACGGGTGTATTTTGTGCTGACGGCGGACCTAAAAAGGTCCAGACAGAAAATGAGCAAGTCATCTTCGATCTTGAAGATTACATTGACGAGTTTATCGGCAAGTCAAGCGAGCGTAGCAAAAGGGCGTGTGACATTTTTGAGGAACTGCCTTTTTTTGTAAAATGGAAAATCGCGGGTTGTGACGAGCCGAATAAAGAGCAGGTCGATCCATGCGTTGAAATGCAGATTGCGATGAGCAAAGCGCCGGCAACCGCACCAACAGTTGAAGACGCGGTAGAAGACTTTGAAGACGACATTCCGTTCTGATGGCTGAGCGAGCCAAACCGCGCAAGAAACCAGATATGGTTAACAGCCCAGCGCACTACGCGTCTGGAGAAATTGAGTGTATTGACGCGATGGTTTCTGCGTTTGGGAAAAAACGTGTGGAGGAGTACGCTGAAATCGCGGCTTTCAAATATATTTGGCGATTAGGGAAAAAAGGTGAAAAGCATGAGGATTCGAGCAAAGCTATTTGGTACCTCCGTTACTCGCGAGGAGATGATCCTCGAAAGGATCAATCAGGTTGAGGGAATGGATTGGTTGAGCGTTCCAAGATTCACGAGTTGGGCGATGATTCTAGTTTCCGTCGTAGGCTTCCTCGCTGGAATTATCGTCGGCTTGTGATTAGTCAGGGTCTTCATCACGCCCTCCAGCGCGTGCCCGTCCGCGTGACTAACAGGCGGGACTAATTAGGCCAGATCGTTGTCATTTCGATCCTGAGCGCGTTCCCGTCCGCGTGGCCGAAGGCGGGACTAATTCGGAGAAGTAGATGCTCACGATAATTAGTTTAGGTGCAGGGGTTCAGTCCAGCGTTATGGCCTTTGGTGACGAGTGTGACGGGATGTGTGGTGTCTGATGTGGATTGTACCCAAGAACTACCAACCGTCCTCAGTCTCTGCACTGGATACGGTGGCATCGAGCGAGGACTTGAGCTTGCCGGGTTTGAACATCGAACAGTCGCTCATGTGGAGATCGAAGCCTTCGCAGCTGCGAACCTGGTCGCAAAGATGGAAGCGGGACAGCTGGTTTCGGCACCTGTGTGGACGGATCTTAAAACCCTGCCAGCACACTGCTTTCGAGACCGAGTTGATGTCCTCACTGGCGGTTATCCCTGCCAGCCGTTCAGCGCCGCTGGGCTGCGCAAAGGCGTCGAAGACCCCAGACACCTCTGGCCATACATCTACGACCACATACGAACAATTAGACCTGTTCGATGCTTCTTCGAGAACGTCGAAGGACACATCAGCCTTGGACTCAGACAGGTCATCGATGATCTGGAAAGACTTGGTTACCAAACGACGTGGGGAATATTCAGCGCGTCTGAAGTTGGCGCACCTCACCAGAGAAAGCGGGTCTACATCTTGGCTTACGCCGATGGTGCAGGACTCGAAACACAGTGGACTAAATCAGTCGAAAAATGGCAAACGAGACCTATTGGTCAATCAGGTGCAATGGCCAACACCGACAGCCAGCGACAGCGAGTTTACATATTGGGTGACGCCAACTGCGACGGACGGGAAACCAATACGAGGGGGCGATCTTTATCAAACAAAGAATGGAACGGTGAGGGCGAAGAACAAAGACGGAACCACCAGCCAGCGGGGGTTGATCGAGCAGGTGATGTGGCCGACGCCACAGGCAATGATGCCCGAACAATCATACGAGACTTGGAAGGCGAGGATGGAAAGAAAAACAGACCCCAAGTCGAAGAACAAAAAGATTCCAGACAATTTGGCGATTGCGGCTCAGATGTGGCCGACGCCAGCAGCCAGGGATCACAAGGGCGGGTATCAGGGGGGCAGGATCAGGAACGGCAAGGTCAGCAAGGACACGCTCGACGTGGCAGTACAGCACACGGACAACCAGAGCCAGTCAGCTGGGCAACTGAACCCAACGTGGGTCGAGTGGTTAATGGGGCTGCCTTTAGGGTGGACAGACTTAGGCTTCTGGGGAACGGAGTAGTGCCACATACAGCTGCCAAGGCGTGGATTGTGTTAAATGACCAACTTGCCAAAGAAAATCATGGGTGAAGCAGACCTAGCTGACCCAGCATCGAATCAGATTATGATGGACTTTGGTGATGAATGTGACGGGATGTGTGGAGTGTGATATGGAATTCAAGCCCGGTATATATGAGGATCTCGACTACCCAACCTATGCCAGCATACCGGCCTGGCGCTCACACGACCTGACTACGTTGATCAAGTGTCCATACACATGGAAGCACCAGCGAGAGATGAAAGAGTCGCCTGCGTTGTTAGAGGGTCGCGTGCAGCACACTGTGTTTTTGGAGCACCACAAGTTTTTTGACGAATTCGCTATCGAGCCGCCAGTAGACCGGCGAACCAAGGCTGGGAAAGCGGAGTATGCGGAATGGCTAGAAGACTTGGGCGACCGTACACCCTGTAAGCAAGATTTGTATGACCTGTGCATGGAACGGCGTGCTGTTTTGTCCGATTACATCCCTACCGCTGATCACCGGGTAGAGTTGACGTTGGTGTTCAACTGGTGCGGTCAGCCGTGTAAAGCGAAGCTCGATTGGTATACGGGCACTGACGTGTGGGATCTCAAGACGTGTCGAGACGCCTCACCGCGTGGCTTTAGGGCTGCGATTAACACGTTCAAGTATTATCAGCAGGCTGCGTTTTATCTTGCTGCGTGCGAGTTTGTGGGTCTGCCAGCAGAAAAGTTTTACTTTCTGGCGCAGGAGAAAATGCACCCGTATCCCTTTGGCGTGTACACGTTGAGCGACGAAGCCATTCAGTATGGCCATGCTCGCAATGAGCAGGCACTGGCGTTGGGTATGGATGCACGCGGTCGTAATGATCTGAAACCCTATGGCCTGAAAGACCCTGTAGAGTTCACCGCTGATGAACTGTATTGAGAAGACGTATGGGTAGCGAACCAAACTTTGACGCGCATTTTAACGGCGACGATTACCAGCCTGACCGAGACAAAGAGAGACTGCGCGGCCAAATATTGCGCGTGCATACGGTTATCAAAGACGGTCGCTGGCGCACCTTGAGATCGATTTCTGATGCTACGGGTGACCCAGAGGCGTCCGTCTCTGCTCAACTGCGCCATTTGCGGAAGCCACGCTTCGGAGGTTTTGAAATACAAAAGCGGTACGTCAAAAATGGCCTTTATGAATATCGGCTGTCTGAATCGGAGTGAGCAAACTTCAAGGTTTCATGAGCGAAGCGGAGCGTGCTGAAGAGGATCGATTAGCTGAGGAACTGAAGCTACACGCAGCGCGGATGGCTTGGCGTAAGCGCCGACAGCCCGTCCCGTCAGGCAAATATTCTTGGGCGATATGGTGGGAGAAAAAGTTTGGGGAAGGGGAAACGCTCAGCGAGTATGCTGAGCGCATGAGGAAGCTTAAAGACGTAGATTAGTGGCATTCGATCTTGGAAACGTCCTCCCCGTCGTCTTCGCAACAGCCCAAAGATTCATGTGAAAACGCATCATCTTGATCTGAGGATTCAGTATTAATCTGCACACATGCCCCGTTCAAGCACGCAAAAGTCACGTTCGAGCTTTGCTGCATTTTGTCATGCACGCCGTAGAAAACAAACAAGCGGTCAGACACCATGTTTATCAAGTGACACAGGTCGTCATTACTGAGTGAGTTTGCGATATCGAGCAATTCTTCAGTCTTCATTACGCGGCCTCCTGGTAGCCATTTTTGCGGTCACCGATACGAATATCGATGTAAAAAGCGGTGTGGAAATAGTCGGTCATGATGTCCGACTTGTCGAACCAAATGTCTTGCTTGATAGCAGCTTCTAGATCCACCAGGAAGTCTTTCCACTCCTGGCTCAAACCTTTGGACTCCCGGAAGCGGTAAGGATTCACGACATAACGTGACTCGCCGTAACTGCTCTTGGGTTCGTAGCCTGGGCCGACCGGCAGGCGTAGGGGGCCTGACTTGATCGTAACCTTGAGGACGCCAGTTCCCTGGCCAGCAACGCTGCCCTTGAAACCAGTTTTTTTGAAAAGGGTTTTCACTCGGTCAGCGATTACCTTTTTATCTTCTTTCGATACATACGCCATCATCTTCTCCTAGTGTGCCCACTGCTTTGAAGCCGGGCTGCTGCAATAACTGTGAAGTTGAGCAAATTTATAGCACTCACGTTGCACGGCGCGTGGCAATTGCCAAAACCGTTTGACGCCACCCGAATACCCCGACACGACCGCGTCTTCACAATACTTGGCCCACGACTCAAAGTTGGTAAGCCGTATCGTTTCTTCGTCAGGACCTAAATAATCCAAAAACTCTTCTACAAAAAATTTGTCAAAGCGTAACGAGTGCGTCTCCCGACAGTTTGCCATGACTACCCGCTCGACCGGATAGGCTTTCACGTTTTCATAAAACGCCCAAGCTTCCGAAAGAGTTTCTAGTTTTCTATATTTCATCATCTTCTCCTGGTTAGGGCCGCTTACGCGGTCGCCTTGGTAATTGTTGCTTCCTGCTCTTCGGTGTTCTCTTTCAATAACTGGAGAGCGACACTGAGAGCGGTGGTGTTGACTCGGCGTTTCGTAGCCAACCTACGCACATTGTCAGTATGGTAGTGGTTGCCCCCACCGTTGGTGTAGTAGTAACCACCAGTAAGAACGCCAGCTTCGATCAGTTCCCAGATTCGCTCGTCGTTGTTTTTCTTGCGAGCGTACAAACCGTTTGGGTTGAAGTAATGAAACTGTGCAATCTCTCTATTGTTTTTCAGACCTGAAGTATCGGTTGCTGTCTCCCAAATGTACTTCAATCTAGGGTTTTTAATTTCCATCATCGTTCTCCTTATTTGGTTTTCCAAGACCTTTCGGTTTCGGGGCGGGAACCACCCGCCCAGCTCGTCAGTTGGAATAAGCGACCTCTCGTGTGAATGGTCGCGGGTGTTGATCTATTTGGGCTGGTATTTCTTTCGCAAGATCTTGCACGCTGCTTCAAGCCTACGCTCTTCCTCAGCGGTGTTGTGCCATCGACACATAGACAGTGCCTTGTGCATATTCTTGAGGGGGATACCGGTGTTTTTACCGACGATTTTTTTGGCTTCTTCTAAGGTCATCAACTTCTCCTGGTTTTGTGGGCCTCTTTGCCCGACAAAGATATTCTCTCAAAAACTGACCCCCATGTCTACAACGAGTTGCAACTTTTTATAACTATTTTACTGGGACCAAAGCTCCATGTTCTCAACAATCCTTTGCTGATCGTAAAGCCAGAACACCAGCAGGTAGCGGTCACCAGACTCTACTGGCAGCCCTCTATGCAAGTTGGTGAAGCTAGGAAAGATTAGCGCGTCCCCTCT